TTGAACAGGCGTTAGGTCACTACGATACGGAGTACTCGCAAGACCGTATTGATGCAATGGACTACTACTTGGGAGAACCGTTTGGCAATGAACAGCCAGACCGCTCTCAGGTTGTTAGCACAGAAGTATCTGACACGATTGAACATATCATGCCGTCCTTGATGCGTATTTTTACGCAGTCTGATGACTATGTGCGCTTTGTTCCACATGGGCCAGAGGATGTAGCCATTGCAGAGCAGGCGAGTGATTATTGCAACTGGGTTATTAATAACGATAACCGTGGCTTTGAAATCATGCACAACTGGTTCAAGGATGCGCTTATTTTAAAAAGCGGCGTTGTTAAATTTTACTGGGATGAAATCATTGAAGTCGAAACAGAAGAATATGAAGGACTCAATGAAGACGAGCTAACTATCCTTCTTGCAGACCCAGAGGTTGATGTTGTTAGCCGCGACGAGCGTACTGTTGGCGAAGATATGGAAGGGCCAGAAGGTATTGTCATTCCTGCGCCAGTTATCTACGATGTTAAGATTAAGCGTACTAAAAACAATGGTAATGTTCGTATTGAGAATGTGCCACCTGAAGAGTTTTTAATTGGCAATCGTGCTAAGTCGCTTGAAGATGCTAACTTTGTAGCACATCGTTCAACAATGACTGTCAGTGACCTTGTTTCGATGGGTTACGACAGAGATGAGATTGAACAATATGCTGGATATACAGACCTCGACATTTCTGAAGAACGCACGTCACGCTTTGAAGACCTTGAGACAAGCGCCGCTCACGACAGTAACGACCCTACTATGCGAAATGTTCTCGTTACGGAATGTTATATTCGTTCTGACTATGATGGTGACGGGGTGGCTGAGTTCCGTCGTGTTCTTACAATAGGTGACGGTTATCATATTCTTGAGAATGAAGAGTTTGACCACATTCCGTTTGCCATCCTGTCTCCGATTCTGATGCCGCACCGCGCCATTGGCCGCTCTGTTGCAGAGCTTATTATGGATGTGCAGCTTATCAAATCCACCCTGATGCGTCAGTTGCTCGACAACATCTACAACACTAATAATGCCCGTGTTGTTGCAGTTGAGGGCCAAGTAAATCTTGACGACTTATTGACGAACAGGCCAGGGGGTATCGTGCGTACTCGTACCGCTGGTGCAGTACAACCCTTGCAAGTTCCAGAAGTTTCTTCTTCTGTATTTCCTGCGCTGAACTATATGGACAGCGTTAAGGAGCAGCGCACAGGTATCTCCCGTCAGTCTATGGGGCTTGATGCTGATGCGCTGCAATCTACAACGGCTACTGCCGTAGCTGCTATGCAAGCTGCCTCGCAGGGTAAAATTGAAATGATTGCCCGTGTGTTTGCTGAGACAGGTGTACGAGCATTGTTCCGTGGTATCTTACATTTGGTTACAAAGTATCAAAACAAAGAAAAGATTATTCGCCTGCGTAATCAGTTTGTGCCGATGAATCCGCGTGAGTGGGAGAGTGCATATGACGTACAGATTAACGTAGGTCTTGGAACAGCGCAGCGCGACCAACAGATTGCCTTCCTTTCTCAGATTGCACAGAAGCAAGAGCAAATTATTGCTCAGTTTGGCCCACAAAATCCAATGGTCAGCATGAGCCAATATCGGAATACTCTAGCAAAGATTGCTGAACTGTCTGGCTTTAAAGATGCTACCCAGTTCTTTGCACCGTCTGAGCAGATTGAAGCTGTATTGGCACAGCAAGCACAAGCTGCTGCTCAAGCTGGGCCACAGCAAAATCCTGCTGTTGCTGCTGAGATGCAGAAAATGCAGGCAGAGTTGCAGATGGAACAACAGAAAATGGAAATGGAGTTCCAGCTTAAACGTGAGAAGATGGCTGCTGAACTTGAGCTACGCCGTCAAGAGCTTGAGTTTGAGATGCAGCTTCGCACCGAAAAGCTACGCTCTGGTGTTGATACATCTTTAAATCTGCCTCGTGTATAAACACCTTGCCTAAAAAGCATTGTGTTGTATTATTGCAACAGTAGAGGAGACTGTTGATGAACGAAGGGAAGCGAAGGGAAGAACAAAACAGGGGTGAACGCGCCAAAGCATTGATGCGCGACCCTTTGATTGTGGAGGCGTTTGATGTGCTTGAGGAGAAGTATATCAGCGCATGGAAAGATTCCTCGTCATCGCAAGATGAACGAGAAACGCTCTTTCAAATGTACCAAGCACTAATGGTGGTGCGAGGCCATTTGTCAGAAGTCATCGAGACAGGTGACTTAGCGAAACTGGAGTTAAACTCCAAAAGAATCCGTAGAGGAGATTAGAAATGAGCGATGAAACCAGTACCCTGCTTGGAGCTGGAGAGTCTCTAAACAAAGGTCAAGCTGTTGACCTTCTCTTGAACACCAACGCCCCTGAAGAGGCAAGCGAAGATGCTCAAGAGCCTGTAGCCGAAATCGAAGAGGTTGTTGAAACCGATGAGATGGAGGCGGCATCTGAAGATGAATTTGACGTAGAGGACGCTGAAGAGCTACCCGAAGCCGATGAAGAATATGAAGATGATGATGAAGAGTACGATGTTGACGTATCTGAGATTGAAGAAGTCGAAGACGAAATAGAGTACTACACTGTGAAAATTGATGGTGAAGAGAAGAGCGTCACTGCTGACGAACTTGTCAAATCTTATCAGTTGGAACAAGCTGCACAAAAGCGGATGCAAGAAGCTGCTGAGATTCGCAAGAACTCAGAAACTGAAGTAGCCGCTCTAGCGCAGCAGCGAGAGCAATATGCTCAAGCTTTGCAATCGTTGCAAGCACAGTTGGATAGCGCTGGAGAACAGCCCCAAGAGTATTGGGACAGCCTCTACAGCGAAGACCCGATGGAGTATATGCGTCAACGTGAGGCCCAGCGTGACCGTAAGGATGCGATGGAAAAAGTAAAAGCCGAACAGACACGCATACAAGAAGAGCAGCAACAAGAGCTAATGCAGCAGCATCAGGCTCACTTGGCACAGCAACAAGAGAAACTTCTTGAAGCATTGCCAGAGTGGAAAGACCCTGAAGTTGCACAAAAAGAGAAACAAGAGATTGTGACGTATGCCCAGCGTGTGCTTGGTTTTTCGGAGCAAGAAGTTTCTAATATCGCAGATGCTCGTGGTGTTTTAGCTATTCGTAAGGCGTATCTTTATGACGAGCTTATGGCTAAAAAGCCAGTAGCTCAAAAGAAAGTAAAGAAAGCTCCAAAGGTCACCAAGTCAGGCAAACCAACGACCAAAGCCCAAAGTAATGCAAACCGCAAAAAACAGGCACTTGAACGCCTAAATAAAACTGGCAGCAAAGATGCTGCTGTGGATGTACTACTAGAGAGAATGAGGTCTTAAAATGGCTCAATTTACTACCGCCAACGCTGTTGGCACAAGGGATGATTTGTCCGATATAATTACACGAATCGACCCTGATGAAACGCCCGTATTTTCTGCTCTTAAAAAAGAGACAGGAAACGGTGTATTTGTCGAATGGCAAGTACAAGAATTGGCTGCTGCTTCGGCAACCAACCACCAAAACGAAGGCGCTGATGCTTCTTATGCAACACCAACTGCTACCACTCGCTTGGGCAATCACATGCAAATTTCGCAAAAAGATGCACAAGTTTCTGGTACTTTGGACGCTGTTGATAAAGCAGGTCGTGACCGTGAAACTGCCTATCAAAAAGTTTTAAAAGGTCTTGAGCTTCGTCGTGATATAGAAAAGTATCTGCATTCTGATACTGCACGCTCTAGCTCTGACCCTCGTAAAACTGGTACATTGTCAAGCTGGATTACTAATGTATCTATCGCTAGTGACGAGACTGCTTTCAATGCTGGAGTTGGCACTGGTACGCATGTTCCTTCTATGGATGGAACGAATCGCACCATGACTCTTGCTATGATTGACACTGCCATGCAGGCTGCTTACAGTGATGGCGGCCAGCCAAACATGCTGGTTGTTTCTCCATCTAAGAAAGCTTCCTTTAGCGACCTGAACAGCGGTTCAGTTTCAACTAACCAAATCAACTATACTGCTCCTCGTGAGGCAGCTATTGTTGGGTCAGTTTCGCTGTATCTGTCCGACTTCGGCCAGCTAGACGTTGTAATTGACCGCTTTGCTTCAGATGACCGCGTATATCTGCTCGACAGTGACTACGCTTCAATCTGCACATTGCCGAACCGTAACTTTGCGGTTCAAGACTTGGCAAAAACTGGTGACTCTGAGAAGTTTCAGATTATCACTGAGTTTGCGCTGAAAGTTTCAGCACCGAAAGCACACGGCGCTGTTTACAACTTGTCATAAGTGTTAGGGGGTAGCTTCGGCTACCCCTGTTCACTTTAGGGGAGAAAGATGAAAAAACGACTTGTGCAAAAAGATGCGATTACAGGCAAGGAAACGTGGGCGCATTTTGATGAAGAAGGTAAAATAATTTTTGAGAGTAGTCAGAATGTTGACGCTCTTATTGCTAATAACCGTGATGAGCGTAATAATTGTCGCGCTGGCAGTATGCAAGGTGATACTCAAAGACACCAACAGAAGGTTGCGGAAATACCTACAGCATTGTATCATCAGCTAATCCAAGAGCTAGGACAGCCCAAAGATAACCCTAAGGGCTGGAAGAAATGGCTTAATGATTATGACAACAGGTTTTTTAGAACGGGTGGCGGTAGAGTATAATGGCTATCACAAATTATTCCCAACTTAAAACATCCATTGCCGATTTTTTGGCTCGTGATGATTTGACCACACAAATTCCTGATTTTATTTCTCTTGCTGAATCTCGTATCTCTCGTGAGATGAATGCTCGTAGTCAAGAAAAACGCGCTACGGCAACCCTTACAAGCGGTGATGCTTTTGTTTCTTTGCCGACTGATTTGCGCTCTGTTCGCCTTGTAAAGCTGAATACATCTCCAAAGGAAGTTCTTGAGTATTACACGCCAGCAAAATTGGACGAGCTATATGCAAGCAATGCACAGGGCAAACCTCGTGCCTATACTATTATAGGTAGCGAGATTAAGTTTGCCCCAGAACCAGATTCGGCCTATACGGCTGAGATTGTTTATATGGAGGGTGTTCCTGACCTTTCTGATAGCAACACAACTAACATTATTTTAACACGTCACCCTGACGCATATCTTTATGGCGCTTTAGCTGCGGCTAGTGTATATTTAATGGATGACCAGAAAACAACTGTGTACGAACAGTTGTTTACACGGGCTATTGACGAAGTTAAGCGCGAAGAAGAACGCAGCAAGCAAGCTGGTTCTGCTCTTCAAATGAAATCTGATTATGGAGAATTAACATGAGCGCAATGAGTAATTACCTAGAGAATAAATTTCTCGACCATTTTTTAGGTACAAGCAGCACATCTGCTCCATCCGCAGTTTACATTGGATTACACACTGCCGACCCTACTGATGATGGTACTGGTGCTGAGTTGAGTGGAAATGGTTATGCGCGTCAAGCTATGGCTTTTGGAGCAGCGTCATCTGGCACTGCATCAAATAGTGGCGCTGTTGAGTTTCCTGCTGCTTCTGGTGGTAACTGGGGTACAATTACACACATTGGTATTTATGATGCCTCTTCCTCTGGAAACCTTTTATTTCACGCAGCACTAACAGCCTCTAAGACAATCAATGATGGTGACATCTTTAAGGTAGCAGCTTCGGGCGTTGACATCACGGCAGCCTAGTTATGGCTGACATTGTAGGGCCAAATCTTGAGCAGCTTGATAGCTGGGGTAATTTAGAACAAATACCCAACCAAGCGCTTGATGCTGCGTTTTGGAATACGCTTGCTTTGCGCGAGGGGGAATCAACCTCATCTGTATCTGCAACTGTGTCTTCTTTTGCTGTTAGGATTCGGCTTGGTTATGCCACACCCTCTGCCGTTGCCACGGTGACATCAGGGGGCATACGCATACAGTTTGGTGGGGGTAACATAAATGTTACTTCTACCGTTACCGCAGATGGTGTACGAGTTCAGTTTGGTGCATCTCTTTTAGCTGGCCCAGCTACGATGATAGCCTCTGGCGGTATCCTTGCAAGTGGTTCTGCTACATTAGCGACCCAAGCATTGATGGATGCTGTTGCCATTGGGAAGTTTATAGGTGCAGCTACTTTGCCTGCGATTGTTACGTTTACCGAAACAGATGTAGAAAAGTTAGGAGAATTGTGGGGTGTCATTGCAGCCGAGGATGAGGTATGGTCTGAGGTAGCAGAGCAGAATGAAACATGGACAACTCTATCTGCTGGAAATGAAAGTTGGTTTGAACAATGATTAAGCTAGGACAATTTTTACCTGACCA